AATAAATGATATAAGATTTACCCGAACCAGTAGGTGATAATAATAAACGTCTGCCATCACTAATTGCTTTATAAACAGCATCAATCTGATAATCTCTCATTTCGAGAGGTTCGCCCTTTGAACCAATGTTAAGTTCTTTTACAAACTCTTTTATTTCTTCAAGGGTGCAGGGGTCAGCTGTATGGACATACTCAGAATAATCTACAGTATAATCACGTTCTTTAGCAAAATGTTCAACGTATTCTTTTAGACCAACATAAAGTTCTTTGGTAAACATCGAAAAAAGTCGGACACGACCATCCCACATCTTTGATCTATAAAGAGGGTGAAATTTTGCGCCAGGCACTTCAAATGAGAAGTGATCGTTCAATTCTTGAGCAATTGAAGGTTCAGCATCAACATTTAAATATACTTCGTTCTTTTTTCTTATTCTTATGTCAGACATTACATTAATCCGTTTGTGAATTTTGTCCATTCAATACTATTTTTTATATCCCATGTTCTACTATTCAATGATCTAATAATTTGTTCAAGTTGATACATGACTGTTTTGAGATATTCAATTTTATCTTGCTGGATAATTAGGTCGGCATCCACTTGAAGAAATTCATCCATTTCATTCTTCAAAGGTTTATTGCCTTGCCATTGATCCCATCCTTCATCGGCTAATTCCAGTTGAGTCATTTCTCCTCTGAAATATTTGTACTTTTTGCGGCGAAGGTTTAAGTAGTCAGACTCGGCTTTACGTAAATTAAGTCGAGTAGATGATAAAAAATTTAAATACTTAGAATGTAGTGTAGGTGTGCGAGCAGATTCATGACCTAGATTAGTTTCGTCAATCTTGCAATCCTCTGCCCACAGATTTTGTAAATCCGTGAGCTTCATTTTTAATTATCCAATTTGAATAATTTGTGCAGGATTGCCCTGGAAGTTAAAGGAACCATAGTGGTTCAATGAGATTGTTGGATCAAGCCAAATATCTCCGCCAATATCTTGCCAGCGTCTGCTGAATGTGTAGTCCTCTGACAAATAACGCTTGTCCTTAGGATCGATCATTGTGTCGAAGAATGCATAGAAGAAATCCTGCAAATCCGGAGGAGTATTTAAATCATTGTTATACTTCAACTCGGGGTATGCTGCAATCATTTTATCAACTGCTTCGCGCTTAATCATCATAAAGCCTGTAGCACCATCGTGCAATTTAATAACACCATTTTCAATAGCAATTTGTTTTAAATCGCGATTAACGAATTTAAAGTTAATAGCGTAATCAGAACCTGCGGCAGCAATGTCGCGATCAGAAATTTCTTCTGTAGGTTTGCGCAAAATGCTATCTCTGATACGTTGCCAATTAACACCCTTTTTAGGATATGCACCAACACAAACTTCTTTATTGTGGGCAATTAACTTCAAAACGTCTTCAACTTGGAATTCAATGTCTGCATCAATAAAGAGCAAACGCGAGTAATTACTTTGTAGAAAATAAGCAACTAACACATTGCGAGCACGAGTAACTAAAGACTCATTTGCAATAGTACCAAACGCAATTGGAATTTGGTGTTGATTAAAGAATGTCAATGTGCGAACCATTGATCTAAAATATGCCTCTGTTAGCATACCACCGTAACACGGTGTTGCAACAAAGATTTTTTCTTTTCGCAAATCTTCAATATTGATTTGTAATTGCCCAGGTTGAGCTTGTTGTTGCGGAATTGCAGGCGCATTTGCCTTGTTAAATTTGGGTACCGGAATTTTTGGAATGTTTTTCAATCCAGGTTTATTAGTTGCCATAAAATCTCCATAGTTAATTAAAGTTGCTCCACCTCAAACAGGGTATATTTAAATGAAGCGATTGCTGTAAAATATTCAACGCTTGCAGAAGCTATATCAAAATCTAAAGCTTCTAAAGACACCGGGAATATGTCTTTATATATTATATTTACTTTAGGGGTATTTGTCGAGTCTAAAATCGTTAAAGTACCATCCGAGTATGCCAAAACTTCTTGTTCTCCCTTAGAATTAATAATTATTGGAAATGCGCTTGGTCTGTTCTTAACAAATTGTCCAAATTGAGAATAATTGTCAGGAAAACCTATTGCAACCAACCATTTATAAAGTTCTAAATAATTTGACATATCTTCAGATATAATGAATCTAATAGTAAATTCTCCAAAATTCAATTTATCGCCAATACGAGGAATATCAACAAAGGGAGTAGGTTGAGATGCATACCCTAATGCCAATTGCGGTAAATTTGCCGATTGGCAGGTAAAAGAAATACCAGGTATATCTTTTATTGAAAATTTAAACGCGTTCGGTCTTAGGAAATCATATGTCTTTGGAAGAGAACTGTCATAGTTCTGTTTTAAAACATCTATATTTGAAGTATACATTTAACATCCTTTGCTAACATTAATATTTATAAGGCAAAAAAAGGGGGAATTTCTTCCCCCTTTTAATCAGTCTATGACTGTGCCGATCTTAATGCCGACTTAATTAATGCAAAAATTACATTAAGTTCAACACTTTAGTGCGACGATAGTACTGATTACGGTTAGCCGTAAATGTATCTGCGTCAGCTGCACCGGTAGCTGAAGTTGTAACGTATGGGTTAGCAATTAAACCGTAACGTGTCTTGAAGCCAATCTTTGGCTGGAAGCTGTTAGGATCAACTGCGCGAACCATTTGTAAAGGAACATATGGGCAGTAGAACATACCTGCGTCATAAGGAGAAGAACCCTTATAACCAACCATGTAGAACTGACTTGCGTCACCTAGATTGCTGGAATACGGATCAATGTATACACGGTAGCGTCCGTTTAGAACACCTGCGAAAGTGTTGCCGGTGTCATCAACATTTAAGTTTGTGCTTAAAGCTGGAGCGTAGTCTAGAACACCTGACATAGCTAATGCACTTGCAACGTCTGCAGAGCAAACGATGAAGTTACCTTTACCACGACGTGTGTCTTGTGCAATGTGATTAGCATCACGTTCAATGTTGAACAATAGACCTTTGAAACGCTCAACAGACCAACGTCCATTAGAGTCAACGTCTAAGTCAAATGTACCTGCAGTTGCTGTAGCTGGAGAACCTGGCTTAGCAACTTTGTAAATTGTACGAACAACTTCACGGTTAATTTCAAACATGAATTCTTGTGACAAGATGTTTGATAATTCTGCTTCAGCGTCAAGACCGTGAATAGCTTTCAAGTCTTGTGCCAATTCAACTGTGTACTCAGCCTTCAACGCACGTGATTTTGCAGTAACTGTTGTCTTGTCAATAGAGAAAGACATTTCGTTAAATGCTGGAGAGCCGCTGCTGCCTAATGCTTCAGCTGCTGCTGTAGTTTGCCCAGTGCCCGTAGTATAAGTGCCGTCAACTGGATTATTACCAACACCGCCGCCTGCACCGGCGAATCCTGTATTAGCTTCGTTGTACAATGCCTCAACGCGAGTTGTTGTATTAGCACGCTCTGCGTTGTATTGAGAACGCATAGCGAAGATCAAACCGGTTGGGCCAGTCATTGGCTGAACGCCGCAGATGTCATATGCCATTAGGTTAGGCATTGCACGACGTACTAGGCCAATCATGATTGGATCATACTTGTCAATACCGCTTGTTGCGGAAATGTTATTTGCTGGAGCTGCCTCGAACAATGCACTACGCTCTTCACGCAATGAACGCTCTTGGTTCTCTAGCAATACGGATGTGACTGCCTTTTTATAGCTGTCCTTGATCTCTGGAAGATCTGGGTGCTCTAAAATGGCTTGCCATTTTTGTTGTAAATTTTCAGATAAAAACATTTATTTCTCCTTGATGGAATGTCGTAAAATTACGCTCTTTTAATTGATCTTGAAAGTGCTTTAGCATATGTAGAAACTACTGACGAACCATCTGTAAATCCAGTTGGAACATCTGTTTCTTCTGTTAAAGTCTGTTGTGCTTGAACGGATTGCGATACGCTTTCTGTTACTGCATTCTTTGGAAAATAATTATCTTTAATTACAGAAACTTTCTCTCTGTAAAGATCTTCATTTTCAAAGTCAACACCCTCTAATAGTTTGCCCAATTTTGCAGCTTCTGTGTCAGCTAAATCTTTGGACAATTCTTCTACAACTGCTTGACGCTTTAAAGAAGTGACTTCTTTGTTAAGGTCTACGTTGCTGCCAATTGCTTCGTCGAGTTTTGCTTCGAGTTCTGCAGCTTTGGCTTGTAGTTCACCGATTACATCGTATTTCTCTTCAGGCACTTCAATGTAGTGCTCTTTGAATAGTACTTTTAGGCCAGACATAAAGTCTTCAGCAATCTCAGTGCGAAGACCGTTTTCCAAGGCCAATTCATTTTCTTTCATCCAATTCTCAACAACATAGTTGAGATATGAATCAATTTTTTCGACGATACTGTCTTTGTATTCTGCAACGTCTGCGGCATACTTCTCTTCTAGAGATGCTGCGACTTTATCCATTTCTGAATTTACGCGAGCAATAACTGCTGCTTCAAAAATAGATGTTGCTTTAGCTTTGAAATCTTCTGAGAGATCATCGCCAAAAATTGGGGATAAGTCAATTGCTGCAGGAGTTTGAATTTCTTCATCTTCCTCAATTACTTCACCATCAAATTCTTCTTCTTCTCCAACAGGAACATTTCCTGAAGAGTTAGGTTGATTTACTGCTGAAGTTGGATCTCCTACTGTTTGGAAGTTAGGAGCATCTCCAACCGGGGCCTTCATCTTAATGGTAGTTTTATTAACACCTTTAGCTGCAATGGCACCTTGGTTTTGTTCTTCTTCGTCGCGCTCTTCATAACTTGCGTCTTCAGAACTACCTTGTTTTGGTGGGGAGGCATCACCGCCATTAGCTGCTTTGATAGAGGTATCTTTACCTTTAGCTGCACCCATAGCGTCTGCTTCTTCTAGGCTAGATTTCGCATCTACACGCTCTAGCAATTGTTTAATTTTGCTTTCTACTGACATTAGTGTCTCCTAAATGGATTGTTTCAAATTATTTATAAGTTTGATTATCTAGACATTCTAGACATAAACTCTTCAAACATCTTTAGTTTAACAGATTCTAACTGTCCCTTAGATGCGCCCTTTAATGTTTGTTGTGCTCTTTCGATATCAACAGCTTTCCACAGACCATTTTCACATATCCAATCTGCAGACTCATAAATGCCTTGAACAAAAGCATCATGTGCGGAAGGATCTGCTACGATGTCTACAGTTGCAAGATGAAAATCACCCTGAACCTCATTAACACCCTCTTTGTTCATTTTTAGTGAACCCAAACCTCTAGAAGAAACACCAAGTCTCACATCGTTCTCAATCAAATTGCGAGCAATGTTACCCATCGGAGTTTCTAAAATCTTTGCTCTGCCAATTACATTGTTGCCGTCGAAACGAAGGCTTTCAATAAGGTGAGAGACTTTATCCAAATTTAATGTTGGATTTGCTGGGTGACCCAATTCACCCAAGGATCTTTTCTCGTCAATCAATTTCTGATAACGAGTTAATTCTTTTTCCATAATGTCGCGCTTATACAAACGCCCATTACGGTTTGGTTTTTCTACTTGCATAAAGATGCCTTCAATGAAGACATTCTTGCCACCAGACTTTTTATCTTCTATTAGATAATTGAGGTCTTGTGCGACTTCTGTGATTAATCTCATTTTAATTCTCCGTATTAATTAGGTGCGGTCTGTAGATCAGGGCCAATATATCCTGATGTTTTGCCTAATACCAAATATAACGTTGCACCCGACGCAGGTAAAATTACAGTTACATTCGAATTTGCGCCAGTATCGTCTACAAATCCTGCACCTTGATCCAATTCCCAATCCGCCGTACCATATAATATCATTACGTTTGTTGCAACCGTAGCATTAACGCCGCGTTGAATTAAAATAGGAGAAGATGCAGAATCGGTTGTACTATACATAACAGTTTTAATTGTTACATTGGTATTACCAAACCCCTGAAATGTTTCTTCAGGCTGTGTCAAATCCGCACGTAAATCTATGTTAGCTGTTCCGCCACCAATAAATTTAACAACTGCCTGTTGTCTAACATTCTTAAGAATTGATCTTGTTACCGGCATTTTATCCTCTTATTATTTTGCTTTATTATGATACTTTTCAGCAGCGTCTTCAGCACTACTGTGAAATGTGGTATTCGAATCTATTTTATTAGCATAATACTTACCAGTATCTTTATTTTTGTAAATGCTTGCACCTTTTAGGCCCTTAGCATTATATGTATTGCCTTCAAAACTATGTCCTTTAGAATTCTTAACAGTAGGCGTGTGTGTAGCAGGCTCAAATGTGTAGGATGCTTCCTCAATAGTTTTTTCATCAATTCGACGAACTTGGTGTGCATATCCGCCGTATGCGTTATCTTTTTTATCCGCTGCTCGAGTTGCAGTTTTCAAAGAGGTATATTTACCAACAATATCGCCTCTTCTGTTAACAACCTTGTGTGTATATTCTTTATTCGTCTGTTCATCAATTTCAGTTGCCATATAATTTGAAACGGTTAAAATATAATCTTCGGCAAGAGTAATTTTTGATTGAACCCACTCAGGAAGATTATCATTGTCTTTTAACATATCATGTACTTTTTGGGCATTCATAACAATACTTTGTAGTTGACTGCGAGCCATGTCGCCTTCGTAATCATATTCTGTTTTTTCTTTAGCTTCTTTAACTGCTGAATCATGATGCATAGATTTCTGAACTGTCAACTTTTTACCATCACGGTCAACTACTTCTACTGGCATACCTGTATGAATAGTGTGATGTGAAACATTTATCCCATGAATATCACCAGCAACAGAACGATTAGCATGTGTAAGAATATTACCTTCAGCATCCTTTACAACAACTAGCGGATCTTCATGCGTTGTTTTAATTTCTTCAGTAACACTTTTCATACCTTGTTTAGCCAAGTGTTTTGCTACATTTTTAATAGGATTCCCAAATTGATCTTTTCTTTCACCTGTGGGAACATTTGGTTCAAATGGGGGATTATTATTTTCAGCTTTTTTGCGAATGGCCGTTGTTACGCCGCCAATTGCTTTTATGCTTTTAGGAATACCTGTTTGAGTATTGCCTCTAGAAGGACCTGTTGCGACTTTAGTAATATAAGAGTCCAATGTAGATGATTTTAATTCGTCAAGATTTTCTTCAGCAACTCTTTTAGCAGTTGCCGTAGCAATAGCCATCTTTTTAGCCATTGGCATACCTGGATTCTCACGCTCCATAGCCATGGCAATTTCCTCTCGCTTTTTCTTTTCAGCGGGAGTAAGAGTTTTTTCTGTTAAATCTATTCTTAATTGATTAAACTTCTTCATTTTCCTTGCCTATACTGGATGCGATTTCTTGTTTTTTATCATCTAACGCTGTAGATAATTTAAATCCCAAGGCATCGTTAAATCTGTTAACAGCGTCATTCGAGCGATCTGCAAGAATGTCG